TCAATACCTTTAATACCCCTACCTTGCTCGATGAACTCTTGAGCTACACAATCTAAGAATACGATAGCAGTCTGCACTGCATCAGTGTCCTTCCACTCGTCATACTTAGATAAGTTCATAGAACTAAGCACACAAGTAAATGTGTGGAACTCATCACTGTGTAAAGTAATCTCAGTACACAAGTTACTGGCTTTAACTGATAAGCCATGCTCCGCATACATAGGCGGGTTAGCCTCATTAACTTTGTCTACGAAAAAGAAGTAACCTTTACCTGTAACCATCTTAACTTTCATAGCACGCTGATAACGAGCTACAGCATCCTGCTCACCCTTATCCAATCTATCCATAAAGTCACTAGTAACATTCCAGCCTACGTTACAATCATCAGGGTGATTGATAATGTGGTCAGCAATCTCCCAGAAGTCCCCATGCTCTAGTTCGACATATCCCGCCCATGCACCTCGTCTTGTGTTTCCTTGTGATACATCGCGACTAAGCTGGACAAAATCTCTAAGCACTGGCAGTATTCCGCTTGCCAATCCTCCGCTTGCGATAACACTACCTCTGTCTCTGATAGCTCCAATGTAACTTGAAGTTCCGAAACCATTCTTGCTAAGGACAGCAACCTCTCTCTGTGCATCGTAAAAGTCATAGACACTATCTCCTACATAGCCACCACTGCATGACACAGAGCACCCACGTTTAGTTCCCATGTTAGCTAACACAGGTGTTGAGCATGCCAACCAGCCATTCCACATTAGGTTGAAGAACATCTTTTGCCAATGCTCTGAATCATCCATGTGCTTTGCAGCAGTAGTTGATATGCGTTTATAAATTGAATACAAGTCAGGACAATCAGGGGTTGTGTACTTATCCTTGAGTATCTGCCAGGCAGGTGTAGTCACCCACAATGGTAGTTTGCCTTCTGATTGTAGGTGCTTACGTTCTTCACCTAACTCTTGATAGATTGATTTAGACATCTTTATACCTTGTTATTGTTTTTTCTACAAACAAGTTTCTGAGAGGTAGCAACCACATTCTTGATGCGTTATGGTCACCACCACTCACAGACTTCTTGCTCGGTATTACTTCCAATATTTTCTTTAACTGTTTAGTTTCAAATACAAGTGTAGCATATATGTCATCACCGACACATAAGTTATGAAACCAGTAGTCAGACTCAGTAGCTTCAATGCCAGACGGCTTACCATAACTCTCATACTCGATAGCTATGTTACCAGTCTTTATCCACATACCACGTTCAGATTTAACTTCAACCTTTTTGTTTTGTAGCATATCAGCTATGGCTTGTTCTCGTACTTCACCATAAGCTAGGTCAATGTCAAACTTCTTCCTGTCCTTCTTAGCTGGTTTCGTTTTGTCTACCATGCAAATTTACCCTCTGTCCAGTCACGACTGTAGTTGTTACCTTGCTTAGTAAAGAAGTCATGTAGACTTCCAGAATTAATGTTTTTGTAAAACCATTGACTAATAGGGTCATACTCTACTTCAAACATTGGCACAATGTCTAGTTGTTCTAGGCATAAATTTAAACGTGATTTGATAAAGTTCTTCATTTGTACGTCAGTAATACCTTTGATAGCACCCTTCTCGAATATCATATCAATGATGCGTGACTCATGCTCTAGTATCTGGCGACAGGTACGTCTAATCTTACTTGTTACTTTGCTCATTCTATCAGGGTCAGGCTTTTCTTCCTCTAATAATTTCTTATATAACCATGCACCTGCTTCACTGTGTAGGTTCTCATCTCGTACAGAGAAGTTGATACCTGCTGTCATGTTCATTAACTTGTTCTTACCTTCTGCTTGAAAGTGCTTTAGGAAAGCAAAGTTAGAATACAAGATAGCACCTTCCGTAATACTACCCATAGCAGTAATCAATAGTGGGTCATCAACCTTGAACTGTCTATCAACCCAAGCCATACGGTCAGCCAGTACCTTATCTTTAGTGTATGACTCGTAAAACTCGTCTGTCTTTAAACCCATAACATCATTCAGCTTGTCATAGAATGGTGCGTGTACGTTCAGCTCAAACATACCAAACAAACTAGCCATACGCTGTATCTCAGGGCGAGGAAAAGTCTTACGAACATAGTCTAACCAGTATTCGTTGCCTACATGCAGTTCGTACAGAGTAAACAGTTTGAGTACAGTAGTTACACCATGTAGTTCTGCTTCCGTAAGATTAGTCTTGAGGTCATGTATGTCCTTCTCCATCTCAATCTCGTCTGCTGTCCAGAATATAGACTGCTGCCTTTCTGTATAGCTTAGTGCCTGGGGGTAGTCATACGTGTAAGTAGACTTAGGTGTTAGTATTTGTATATTAGTCATCATCTAGTTCCTCAAGTTCTGCTTTCGAGTTAGTGATAACTACACCGTATAGCAACCACTCAAGTAGAAATGACTTGAACTCTTTATCTTCATGTTCAAAAGTTACAAAGCCAGCAAAGGGCAGCCAACCACCGAATAACGGAAAACCAAACATAAGTATACATCCATCACCTTCGTTGATACGAAACGGTGTTAATTCAAATTGAAATTTCATTTTTATTCCTCTAGTTCATCGAACTCTGCTTCAAAGTCTAACTGCAAGTCGTCCATCCTCTCTTCAATCTTATCAACAAATCTGTCCACTATCTCGTCAGAGTTTATTTCCAAGACTTCCATTAAGGATATTTCATCTATGTGTTTTAGTCTGTCGCAAAGCTCATTAAGCGTTAGCATATTTTTTCTCTTATCTTCATGTAATGATTTAATTCTTTAATGGTGTCTATTGTAAAATATTTAATACCTTCCTTGTCGCACCATTGCCCCATGTTCATCTTACTGCCCTTCCTAAGTTTCTTACTTGGGTTGGATAAAACAAAAATAAGTTCGTAAGTTCCTTCTATGTCTCGTTTGATTGATTTATATTTCGCAGTGTCACCTGCACGAAAGAAGCCTTTACACTCTATCAGCACATCATCCTTAACAAAGTCTGGCTTGTATTTACGCTTGACAATATATGGCACATCAAACGGCTCAAAATCATAACCAGATGTTTTGTTGGCAAATGCTTCTTCTAAACCACTTCTATACTTTGGCTTGCTCATAAAAATCTATAGGCATTTCCTTGCCCCTCTGTAGCATCCAAAGTAACTGGGAGTTCTCCACAGCCCGTTGGAATCCGTTATCAAATTCATCCAGGTACATGTCAACAATAAGCTTGTCCCAGTCATCGTGTTCATCCAATAACTTGTCAGCCTTCTTGTCTCCAATACCCCTGATACCCGTTATATTATCTACCCTGTCACCAGTCAGCATCTGCTTGTAAAAGAAACGTTTGCCCTCCTCAGCAGTCACAGTTTTCCATTCCTTAGTATTATAGTTGTAGTGTAGTCCTTCAACCATAAGTAAGTCTTTGTCGATAGTAGCGATAGCAGTAGAATGGTCAGGCTCTTGCTGTAACCCTAGAGCATCATCCGCTTCCATACCACTAACAACTTGGGCTTTATATCTTTCTTCCAAGTAGTCGCGAATAAGATGATAGTGAATAGGCTTCACGGCTTTTGACCGATTGCCTTTATAATCGTCTCTAACTTTATCTCGGAAGTTCGGTCTACCCGAAAGGAAAACTTTGTAGCTTTTGCATTCTGTATCATGAATCAGGTCTGACATATACAGTTTGCAGGAGTGTAGTGCGTGAGATTCAGGGTCAGCTTTCACCGACCCGTCCTCCTGTTTCTTCTGACTAGCGAACGCTATGCGATAAACAATAGGGTCACCATCAATGAGTAGTTTCATTAGAATGGAATAGCGTCTTCAAAGTCTTCGGAACTTTCTACAGCTTTGGCTTCCGTTCCGTTATTACCACCTTTGATTCTACGGTCAAAGATGTAACGAGGTAAGCCGAACATAGCACGTTGTGCAGGATTGTTATCGTCATCAGCGTCACCGACAGCCATGTCAGTAACAGTTGATGCGTCTACAGAGTCCTGATACTTAGTAGGGATAGGTGAAATAGAGTCAATGTTGTCATAGAGTCTATTTGCATTGTCTCCCTTACCTGCTACGTTTACTACGAGTACGTTGCATGGTTTACCCAGTACGGAATCCCAATCTGCTACCTGACCTTCTTTGGCGGTAGAGTCAAATGTTTTATAGTATTTGTACTCATTGCCTTTCTCATTCATCTCGTAAAAGATATTGAATGGTTTAGTCCATAGTAGTCGGGGTTGCTCCTTACCGTCCACAACAACAGTGTTACCTAAAATCTCAATCCCTAGAGAAATCTGTTGTGCAGGTGGTTTTGACTCGCCCATGTACTCACGCTCTTGCAAGCCCAAGTCTGCTACATAGACAAGTCTGCCTTCGTACTCACCTTCTTTTAGGTTAGTGTATTCTACGTCACTCGAAGCAGTGGTAGTAGATACAGAACTTTTTCTATTTAATGCCATTTGTAACTCCTTTGTTTAATGTTACCCTAATAGTATAACACACTTTAATGTATTTGTGAATAATTATTTCCAAACTGTACATCACAATCTAAATCTCTGTTTAGTTTCAATAACTTATTTACTTTAGCTATCGAATCTTTTAACAGCTTCTCTGCCTTTGGTTCATCTCCTTTCTTTATTTCAAGTATTATCTCATCATGGAACTGAGCTGTTAGCTGTGGTCTACGCTGTAGTATAAATCCTATCCACAAGTCAAAGCAGTAAACACCAGTGCCTTGATTCAGCGTAGAGAATATGTCCTTCTCACTACGTAGCTTGTACCATAACTTACTGACAGGGTTAAACAACCAGTCCTGCTTTGTTGTAACTGAGTCACTAATTTTCTTCAATGACCAATTACGTTTCCAGTATGCAGTGTGTATCGTTGTTGCCTGTTCCTGTGTGATACCTAGCTGTCTAGCTAATGTAGGTACTCCACACCCGTAGGTACACGCATAGTTACCCCCTTTGTAGTTATGACGAGTGGTGCTTATTGACGTATCCGTACCGTCCTTATAAGCCTGTACCTGCTCAGGTGTAACAGCGTCAGCAGATAAAGCTAAGTCAAGGTGTGGGTCAAAGCCATCAACCTGCATCTCTTTAACGTACTCAGGGTCGAACTCCCACATGTAATGTTGCTTGGTTCTGTCTTCTAGAGACGACATGTCACTGCCACATAGGATATTACCTTCATGGCTAGTCAGTAATGCTCTTATTTCTTTGCCGTATGGCTTACGAGAAGAAGGTATGTTTACACATATCTTATGCTTGAATCGCAGTGTGTTAGTCAACCCTTGTATCTCTGCCTTAACATAACCATTGTCATGGTTCTCAATCAAACCCTGAACCAGCCCTATGCGGTGCTTAATCACAGTCATAGTTGATAGCTTGGCAAGTGATGGAACGTCAGGCACTAGCTTCTCAATTGACTCACACAATTCACCGTCACCTGATTTTATCTGCGGTATCCTGCGCTGGTCTTTCGTGTACTTAAATGTCTTGGGCTTCCATCCCATGTCAAACAACCAGTCTTTAATCTGCACAGTAGAAGTAGGATTAGGCTCATCAAAACCTGTAACTACCTCTATATCATCTGAGTGGTCAAAGTCTAAGTTATTCATCTCACATAAGTCTAGCCACTTCTTACCATGTGCAGACAGTGTACCGTCCTGCTTGTACGGCTTGGCTGGTCGCTTACGCTTTACAGTCTTTGGCACTTGAGGCATAACTTCTTTTAATGCTACCACTGACTTGTCGTACTCTGATTCTAAGTCGTGTAGAAGTTCATATGCTTTTTGTACGTCTAGTTTCCAGCGAGACTTCTCTTGTAGTCTAGCGCAGTTCATTTTATGTGTGAGATAACTTAGTAGATTGTCATACTCCTCATCATACAGGTCGGACAGGATTTGCTTTTGTCTCTCCCATAATAGATGATTAATCTTTACGTCTTCCTCGCACCTATGGATGTATGTCTCTAAGTCAGCATTCTCCCAGTCTTCTACCTGTGGCTTGGCTACACCTAGCTTCTCGCCCCACTGTGCTAGTCCGTGTCGGTTCTCTTCAGGGAACAAGTACCAAGACAAGGCAAGAGTATCCACTAGCTTACAAGGTATCTTAGTATCTAGGATACGTTCAATCACTGGTGCATCGTACCTAATAAAGTTATGACCTATCAATCTATCATTCTTCTCAAGGGTAGCTAAGAATATTAGCATGTCTTTATATTCTGATAAGGTATTGATAGTTTCACCACTATTGATAGACATGCAGTGTATCTTACTTGGGTTTACCCCATCAGTTTCAATGTCTACGATGTAGTCAGTCACTCAGAAGCTCCATGATTTTTATGAAAGCCGTAGTGTGTTCTGGCTTCTTTTACTGCTTGAGCTGCGTCTTCTAGGTTTTCAAAATAACCTAAATGTATTTGTTGATAATTGAACATGATATTAGCTTGATATTTCTTAGCTCCTTTACTAAACGATACGCCACAAAATCCAGTTTTATTAGTTTTCGGCATTGACCTATTTCTTTGATTTTCCCCGTGTGTAACCGCTCTCAAATTATTTATTCTGTTATCAAGTTTATTTTGGTTAATGTGGTCTAATTGTAGTTTAGGAAACTCACCATACTCATACAACCAAGCCAATCTGTGTACGTAAAAATTTGTAAATTTCCCATCAAATCTCATAGCGATAATTCTATACCCATTCGGATTAATACAACCAGCCTCTCTACCGCGCATTCTAGCATGATTTAATTCACTATCTGTCCAAGTAAATATACCTGTGTCTTTATCGTAGTGTAGTTTTTCCTTTAAAAGCTCTTGAGTAAGTAAAGCCTGTTTATCTTTATTTATTGCTACCATTTGTTCACCTCTTGGTATTGAACTGTTTGTTCATCAAAGTATACGTCACATTTATACGTCTGCCCGTACTCCCTGTCAAACAGCATATAAAATTCACTGACGTTTTTACGCTCAATAGGACACTCTTCGGTCCTGTCCCTGCTGATTCCATGTCCATAATGAAACCATTTTTCCATAGCACGACTGCCTGTAAACTCACTGGATAACACCCTTGCACCCTGCTCATGTGGCTTACTGCCTTTTTGCTTCGGGTTGACGTGTGAGTAGCAGAACAAGGTGATTGGATACAGGTTCACCAAGTCAGCCATATCCGTGCATATCTCGTTCAGCTTGTCGTTTGCTTCCGATGAGTTATAACGAGAAATCAGTGCGGTTAGTGGGTCAATAAAGAATAGATTGATTCCATCTAGTAAGTGCATTTCCTCAATACAAATTCGAATGTCTTGCCAATCACGACTAGCACCACGGTCATAGAATCTAACCTTGCCTTGTAAGTCTAATAACGTGTCATGTAGCACTTGAGGATTAAATTCCTTATCTGGTCTAGTGAAGTCCTGTTTTGCTTCCTTACTCGCTATTCGTACTGCGGTTTTAACAGGTGCGTTCTCTAAATCAAATACCCCTACACTATGGTCTAGCTTGAGTAGGTGCTGGATTAATTGATACTCATGATGTGACTTACCTACCTTTGGTGCTGCCCCTACGACATGAATAGTGTGTGGGCGAATACCAAATGTTGCTTTGTTTACCGTATTCCACGGGAACGGTATGCCCATTTCTGGTTTGACTAATGCTTTCTGAATTAGGTCAGCATCAATGTCTACCACTTCGCCCTGTCTAATATGCTCCGCCTTATACATAGCTAACTCGTACAGCTTCCTAGACTCACCTGCTTGCAACATCTCGTTACTATCCTTCATAGGTAGCTTAACTGATTTGAAGCGAGGAAAGACTTTGAGAACATCTTTAACAGCTTTCTGTCCTGCATCGTCCGAGTCGAGTACAAGAATAACATCATCGTAACTTTCTACGAAATCCCTGTTATTCATTAAGTCCTTTACTGCACTGGTCGCACCTTTTGTTACTGATACGACAGAAGGCTTACCAGCATAACCTTTTGGCTTATGGTCGAATAGCGACTGGTACAATGACATAGCGTCCAGCCTACCTTCCGTAATAAATAATTTCTTACCACCATTTTTCATGGCGATATGTTGTCCCCATAATTCTAAATTACCTTTTCTATCACCGACTGAGGTTATTTTCTTGTCTGTAGATTTTACCTCGTAACCAATTACCTTACCTTTGGAACGGTCAGGAAATACATGGCTGGTTATTGTTTGACCATCTGTCTCAGACAACAAGACTTTGACCCCAAAACCCTTGCATATTTCCTCTCTAACGCCTCTTATTCCGCGTGTAGGAAGACTTTCTACGTTATTAATATCGAACATTGGCTTACTCTTATGTCTCTTTAAAAACGATTTGACGGCTTGAGTTTCATCATCTGGTGGATAGTATGTTTCACACGAAAAACAAAAAGCGTCTATCTCCCCGCTTGGTTTTTCAAATACTTGTTTGGCGTCACTGCTACCGCATTTTTCACACGGTTCTTTGTGCAGTGGTGTCCCTCTTTCTTTCTCTCTATTCATTTGCTTATTCTCCTATTGTTATAAGTAAAAGTAAGAAACAAATAGTAATAACTACTATTAAGTTTAGCATATTTTTTAACCCTCGTCAACTTGTATAAATTCTGACCATAGTTTCATATCGCTCATATCGTCATCTAAATCATAGTTAAATATGGACTGTAAACATTTGTTGCAAGTGTCTAAGTATTCCTTAGTCTCTGGATGTTTACGGCTAGTCTCGCCATCTGTCAATGGCTCATCACACACTGAGCAGCGCATTAGCCATTTCCATTTCGTGTTGCTTTTGTAATTCTAACTCTTGCATAGCCAGTAAATCTAAGTAAGTTATATACTGATTGTATGCCCAAAGTATGTCCTCATCGGTCATTGTAGTATCATCATCATTCATTGTTTATATCTCCAAAAATTTCACAGGACTCTGAACAAGAACCTGTATCTTCTGCTTTACTACCCCTTATTCTAGTTTTTATTTCGCTGTCTGACAAGCCATCAAAAGTTTTTATTAATTGTTCAAGTGACTGCGAACCACGATACATTTTAGACCAGTGTCCCGTTTTGTTGTCATTACGAACCGAGTCAGAATTGAGCGCAGTAATGAATTGTTTATAGATTAATGGCTCATCTTTATGTGCTGCTGCCAACTTTAAATTTGATTTTTTAGGACAAAACACACAATTACCCAAATATTCTGGCAAACCTAAATCAAAACTTTGGCTTTTCCAAAAGTCTAGTATGTCATCTTTTTCAAATTCGCTTATATCAGCTAAATATTTAAAACCACTTGTCTTGTTAATTCTTTTGGGTTCATCTGCTCTTATACCTAGCCATGTTTCGTAGTTACCCTTTCCGTATTTTTCATTACAGTATTTTTTAAAAGGCACTAGTTTCATTCTATCAGTACAAAACATACCGCCTATATACGGAACGCCATACTTTTGCATCATGTCTTTAAACGGTTTCATGTCTAAACAAATGTCATCAATATCAACCACTATGTACTTATTGCCTTCGCCCAATGGGGTGTCAAAGTCGGTTCTCAAGCATATAAGGTTTAGTTTAAATTCGCTATTTACTTTTCTAACGAATTCGTAAGTTTTGGGGTGCTCAAAACCCGTATCCATGAATACAAAGTGCACATCATCAGCATGCATTTTTTTCATTAGGTACGATAAATATGCGCTGGTTCTGCCACCTGAAAAACTTACGACTTTTTGTTTATCGCTCATTGTTCTAGCCTCTTGCGTAGTTCAGACAGAAATTTTTCCAGGCCGTGTCGCTCAATATAGTCTTCAGCTTCAGCCATACACCACTGTAACTGGTACTCATCACGGCTTTGCTCATCTAGCAATTCATTGCCATAGTCATCTTGTGCCATATTAGTATACCTCGTTTATGTTATTTACTTTTATCGGTTCACCATTGGTTACTAAATACTCAATATACAGGTTTTTACACTCGTACACAAATATGCGCCACCTTTCACCAAGAGGCTGCATTTCACTCACAGCGTGTTGAAAAGCTAATTTGCGTGACTGATGGCGGTCTTTAAACTCCACGATAACCCCGTTATCTATCTCAACTTCTGCCCAGTATCTAGGATTGCCCGCCATCTTCCGTGATTTCCTTTTGTTGTAATTGATTTATTCTCATCTGCGCATAGCGAATAACCTTGAGCAAGTCCACTTGTTCACTATCCGCCTGGCATAATCCATCGTACTGTTTGAAACCTGCACGGCTTGCGTACTTGATTATATTACCGCGCCAGAACTCCATCCCATTAACCATTACATAAGTTATGGGCTCTATATCCCAGCGTTGATAATGATTTGGGCGCACTACTTTGTCGTCATTATTCATTAATCACGCTCCAATAGTGGTCGGCTGTAGTCGTTATAAGATACAAGCGCATCATGTGCTAACAAATACAAATACTCGCCAAGCTCGGCATAAGATACCTTACTATGGCCTTTGTTATGTATGTGCCTAACAATGTCGCGCAGCCTGTCGGTGCGTATATCGTCACCTTCCTGCGGAATTATTGCCTCTTCTATCCAGATTTGGAACTCGTCTTCTAATGTTTCGTTTATATCATCGGTCATCTTTCTTACCTCGTAAGTTGTCATGAATTGGTCTTGATACTCGTCATTCCATTCGTCTATTCTATCTTTCATTGTCGTTATACCTCACTCTGTTTATATGGTTTAAGCATATTTCTATCATACATCGCCTTTCATGGCTTGACAATTGTAAAGCATCATCAATGCGCTTAATACAGTAATCTAATTCCTTGCGCGGTTCTGCCAGGTGCAAGCTATTTTCAGCGACCATACGCGCAAAACCTAAATATATTGTCTCAATCATCATCACCCCCATTAACTACCTCATTAACGCGACCATCTAAGCATAGTCTCAATGCCTCTGTGAATTCTATATAATCATAAATATCTAAATCACCAGCAATAGCCAGGTCGCGCAAAGTATTAATTGCTCTTGCGCCATCGTCTAATGCTCGGCTTGCTTGCTCGAATATTTGTTCTTTGTGTATATCGTTATGTGTATGACTCATATTATTCCCCTTTATAAATTCATTAATGCTTCAACGGCTAGTAGTAAGTAAATTGCCGCCACTGATAACCCGAACCATGCTAAGCCCATGATGACACCTAACCAGATTGGCTCGTCTATTTGTTCTGGCTGTTGCTTTTCTTTATAGTCTATTTTAACCATGTTTAACTCCTTTTAGTTATAGCCACCTTAGCGACTTTTAGATTTATTACTTTTTTCATTTTAACCCCATGCGCTGGATATGCAATAGTATTTATATCTTTATTCCAGCAAGCGCGACATGTTCCACACTTGCCAGCGCGGTCATATGCTTCGCACACTGTCATATCACTAGTGGCGTGTGCTGGTGTAGGTATAATAGTACTAGTTGTCAAGCCGTCTATTGTCTCGCCGTGTACGCTGTCACTAGACTTGCGCACAACTACATTAGGCAATGATTCCATTTTAGCCAATATGTTTTTAAACTTACTAAACTTATGCATACGTGTTGGCAGCCAATGGTTGCAGTGTGGCGTAGCTTGCATAACTTCTAGAATTTTTTCTGCTAAACCAAGCGTATAAACATCACCGCTATCAAACCAGCGGAAATATCTATCATTGTCTAGTTCCGCAATCATATCCGCTGACCATTCTGCGCGCTTCCAGTCTTGTTTATTGTGCTGTCTAGGTGCTTTAACATTAGGAAAGCGATAGTTGCCCGTAGTGGCATAACAGCCTTGGCAAGCTGGCACGAGTTCGCCATTGCTGTCCTTACTTGCTGGACACGTGCTGATTGCTTCTAGTGACCAAGAGCGGCAAGGCATTTTACTTGCTTTTGATAGTTTAATCATTTTCTATATCTCCTATTTTAAATACTCTTTAAAAATACTATCTATATATTCAAGGCTCATTATATTATATTTAGCGGTCAATCTGTCACGCCAATAATCCCTTTCTTTTCCACAAAGTGCGCCGCGTTCCGCGAGCTTTTCGTGTACAATAAACCATATTTTGTCCTCTCTACTTTCTTTTGTAATGTCTAACATTGTTTTAACCCTGTGTTGTTTTGTTATCGTAGGTTCATAGTAACACGGCAATTTATACTGTCAAGCATTAATTATAATTATTTTACTATATACCCCATCGTGGATATAACTAGTAAGCGAATAAGGTACAATCCCTAATAGTATATTATTAGTGTTAGTACCCTATTCAAATCCTTATGGTAAACACACGTCAAAATTACATAGGTGGTTATCCTGCAAAACACAGGTGGCTACCACACCGATACACACACTTGCAAATCCTGGGAGGCGAACAGAACGAACAAGGAATATTCCTGTCGCTCCCTGGCAAACTGTTAGGAATCCCCCTGGCAAACTCCCCAGAAAAATTTATTCAGGTAGGCTCAGAGGGGAGGGGAGGGGGGACAGCCCCGTTAGGATTATTGTGGTAGCCTCCCAGATACAAAATAGGTGGTTTTTGGGCATTTTAATTGGCGAAACTAACGAAAAAAGAAAGTAAACTAACTTGTTGTTTTTATTATTGGTTATTATTTATTTGTCTAGGACATTAAATGGACAGATTGTCACGAAGTGTGAACCGTACAGAACGATACGAAGTATGATAATACCACCACAGTTTTTTCGTAGCTGTTTATCGTATGTTTATCGTAAGTAGTAAATAGTTCTTGACTTTTGTAAAAAAATATGCTATAATATTATATAAGTTTGATGCGAAGCATGAGATACTATGTTAGTAACAAGAGAAGAAGAAATAAAAAATAAGCAAAATAAGAAAACAAGAAAGGTTTGGAAGAAAACAAACAAGAAGAAAAGAAGAAAAACTCATATATCTAATTAGAGAGGGGTGCTATGGCTGTTAAAAAAGCCAAGTCAACAGTAAATAAAGCTGGTAATTATACCAAACCTACCATGCGTAAAAACCTGTTCAATAAAATAAAAGCAGGTACTAAGGGTGGTAAGGCTGGTCAATGGTCTGCTCGTAAAGCCCAGATGCTCGCTAAGGAATATAAAGCTAAAGGTGGGGGCTACAAGTAATGGCTCTCAAGAAACCACAGAAGTCCCTGAAGAAGTGGACTAAACAAGATTGGGGTACAAAGTCAGGTAAGAAATCTAGCAAGACAGGTGAACGATATTTACCCAAAGCAGCTAGACAGGCTTTATCCGCTAAAGAATATGCAGCTACTACTCGTAAGAAACGAGAAGACACAAAGAAAGGTAAGCAGCATAGCAAGCAACCTAAAAAGATTGCAGCTAAAACAAGAAGACATCGCAAATAACTAAGAGGAGGTGATTCAATGCCATACGGTAAAGGTACATACGGTTCTAAAGTGGGAAGACCACCTAAGAAAAAATCAAAAATGAGTTCCGCTAAAAAACCTTCTGGTATGAAAAAGGTAAAGCGTAACAAATAAGAAGGATTAAAAATGAAGAAACTACTGATTAACTTACGTTACTTGTTAGCACCAGCCTCGATTAGTTTGGCACTCTACGGAGTGGTTCAAGGAGGTGTATTGTCGTGGCTAGGTGTTTTTATGCTAGGTGCAGCGATTATTGTTGACACGTTAGTTAAAACACAAACAAAGGGCGCAGGCTTTGATGATGATGGAGAAACCAATGGAGTAGCATGGTTTCAAAATACAGTCATGTACGTCATGCTCCCACTATTTATCTGCCTACAAATTGCCCTAGCCGTTCAGGTCAGTGCGTTTATGGCAGGAGCAGCATCACTAACTGAGTTAATTGGTTGTACTCTATCCGCAGGTATCTTTCTTGGTATCGGCATAATTTACGGTCACGAGCTAGCACACACCAAAGGGTTCTCCTTTACTATTGCTAGACTAATGATGGCTTTAAGTGGTAAGGCACACTTCTGTTACGCGCATGTCTATAATCATCACTTAGAGTTGGGACACCAAGATGACCCAGCAACATCTCCTCGTGGTCGTACCCTTTATAAGCACTACCCGTTGTCAGGCTTAGGTCAATCTAAGTTTCTCTTTATGATGGAGAAGCAAAGATTAGAGCGACTAGGTAAGCCTTTCTTATCGCACCACAATCGCTGGTTGACTGGTTACGCTATGTCGTTACCAACCATTGCATTGTTCTGGTTCGTAGGTGGTTGGGCAGGTATGGCAGTATTAGCTACTATGTGGTTAATCAGTAACTTTGAATTAGAAACATTAAACTACTTAGAGCACTATGGTCTTTACAGAGAAAAGGGTCAGCCTATTGATTATCGTCACAGTTGGGATAACTCTACTGCTTTCTCAAGCTGGTTCTTTATCGAGATTGGAAGGCAGGGCGACCACCATGACAGAGGCGAGACGCATTTCTGGGAGCTAGATGAGGTAGGTGCACCAGATACAGGTCATGGTTACTTCCAGCTATTTGCTTTAGCCCTAATGCCAAAGGTCTTCTTTAAGATGATTAATGAGTCCCTAGACAAGTGGGACAATGAGATGGCATCAGAAGGTGAGTTGAAGATAGCTCAACAAGTTAAGTGAAGGTTGCAATCATAATGGTAATTGTCTTGGGGTTAGATGGTAAGTTTGACACCAAGACTACCGTTCAAGACGAATGCCCAGACATGAACGCATTGGTAGAGCACTTAGAGATGATGAAAGAATCTAAGGCTATAAAGGACTTTGGTGCTGTGTGTATACCAGCCCAATTTAAAGAAGAACAAATAGAAGGGATACCACTTTGAAGAAATGTTTAAACAGTGTAGGTGACTGGTGCTTTTTTGCAGCAGTCTCTGGTTTTTGTGTAGGTGTATTTGGCATAGCCTTAGTTATATTTACATAATGAATAAAGAAATAGTACAAGCTCTTATAGCTCACGCAGAAGGTCATATAGCCAAGCACGTTATGAATGTGAATGTCTATATGGCTAATGCTGTGGGCGTAGGCGAACATTCAGACATCTTAGAAACTATAGAACAGGAACTTGAATCAATCTCTAAATATGATGACCAGTTAGAGATGCTTAACAAATACTTTAAGTGAGGCTAGATGTATAAGACTGGTGTTTACATTAAGTGGAATGATGCCTGTGAAGGTGACAGCATGGAAGATGTTCACATGCTCGAGTGCATACAGGAAGTTATGGGGTTTCTCGTTGATAAGGATATGGAAGGTAACTACTACGTTGCCAGAGACTACAATACTACAAATGGCGAAGGTTCTGAATGCTTTGAGAAAGTTATTCGTATCCCAGAAGCCTACATATTAGAAAAAAGATTCTTTGAGCTGTGAACATGCAAGCCATCATTACTTCGCTGATACCTGTGTTGTTAGCAGCGATTGGTTTTCTTATTACCAGTATCAATGGTATTGAAAACCGTATGTATCAAGTAGAAAGTAAGATGATGCAGTTGATTAGCCCAGATAATCAGGTAGTGCCAAGCCCAGAAAACGCTTTTCAACGTCAAGTTATTCGTGAAGAGTTTATGATGAAACACATGGAAACTCTTAGTCGATTAACACTACTTGAAGAAAAAGTAAAGGAACACAAGAAGGCACAGCATTAATGATACCAATAATTTCAGCAGTAGCCCAGGTAGCAACTACTTGGGTATCAGGCAAGGCAGAAGCCGCTAGAATCAACTCAGAGGCTAAACTAGCTACTACTAAGGCTAAGGCAGCAGTAATGCAAAAGGTAGCCACAGGGGAGCTTGAGTGGAATCAGGCTATGGCTGAGGCAAGCAACAAGAGTTGGAAGGACGAGTGGCTAACTATTCTCGTATCTATACCACTTATCCTAGCGTTTACAGGGCATGAAGATGTAGTTATGAAAGGATTTACTGCACTAGAGCAGATGCCTGACTTTTACAAGACAGCAGTAGGTGTGGTGTTCGCTGCATCATTCGGTATTCAATCTATTAAAAACATGATGAAAAAATAAATGACTGACGAAAAAGCAGTTCCCAAACGCAGGGGTAGACCGCCTAAGAAAGCCATACAAGCAAAGAAGAAACCCGGTAAAGTAGGAAGACCTGCTGGAGATGCAGCAGCTATAGCAGATTACAAAGCTAGACTCCTTGCTTCACCTAAGTCTCGTAAGGTGCTTGACTCAATACTCAATGCAGCACTTGATGACGAACATAAGAATCAAGCAGCAGCATGGAAGCTATTAGTAGATAGACTTATGCCACTATCTTACTTTGATAAAGATAAGATGGGCGGTGGTAAGTCAGCAGTCAACATTACTATTACTGGTGTTGGCGGTGATACTACTATTATTGGCGATAAAGAAGACGCACTTGAAGGTGAGTTTATAAATCTTAATCCAACGGAAGGAGAGCAAGAGTGAGATACTTTACTATAAAGGAGTTTGACTGTCAGGAAACAGGACAGAATCAAATGAAACGTGACTTTTTAGATAAGTTAGATGAACTCAGAGATGCTTGTGACTTTGCTTTTGTTATTACATCTGGATATCGCTCACCTATCCATAGTGCTGAAGTAGATAAGCCTAACGGGGGTGGCACTCATACGGAAGGAATAGCTGCCGACATACGAGTTAGAAACGGCACTGAGCGTATGATTATTGTGCGTGAAGCAATCAAACTAGGCTTTAATGGTATTGGTGTAGCCAAAGGTTTTGTGCATGTAGATACCCGTAACGCACCTCCTGTTATGTGGACTTATAGTTGAGCACAGATTTAAATATTAAACTGTTACCGTGGCAACAAAAAGTCTGGGACAGTAAAGCTAGATTTAAAGTAGTAGCAGCAGGACGAAGAACTGGTAAGTCTCGCATGGCTGCTTACTTACTTATATTTTATGCACTGCAAGTAAAACAAGGGCATGTGTTCTATGTAGCACCAACACAAGGACAAGCCAGAGACATTATGTGGCAAAATTTACTTGAGATAGGTCATCCTGTTATTAAGAGTAGTCACATTAACAACCTACAGATTACACTTATCAATGGTGCAACTATATCATTGAAAGGTGCTGACAGACCAGAGACTATGCGTGGTGTGTCACTAAAGTTTCTAGTAATGGATGAGTACGCAGACATGAAGTCTAGCGTGTGGGAACAAATCCTAAGACCAGCGTTGGCTGACCAAAAAGGTACAGCTTTGTTTATTGGTACACCTATGGGTCGTAACCATTTCTATGACTTGTATAAGTATGCAGAACTAAAAGAAGATGATACTTACGAGTGCTGGCATTTTACTTCCTACGATAACCCATTACTAGACCCTAAAGAAATAGATGCAGCTAAGAAGTCAATGTCTAGCTTTGCATTTAGACAGGAGTTTATGGCTTCCTTTGAGGCACAAGGTTCTGACATATTTAAAGAAGAGTGGATTAAATATAGTGAAGAAGAACCACAGGTAGGTAATTATTATATAGCTATTGATATGGCTGGTTTTGAGGAAAGTCCTAAAAGTAAAAAGTCTAGGCTTGATGACACAGCAATAGCAGTAGCTAAGGTTAGCGAACACGGTTGGTGGATAGCTGACATTATACATGGTAGGTGGACATTTGAAGAAACCGCTAACAAAATATTTGAAGCAGTAGAAGAATATCAACCAGCAGCAGTAGGAATAGAAAAAGGTATTGCTAGGCAAGCCATAGTATCTCCACTTGCTGACTTAATGAAACAACGTAATAAATTTTTTCGTATAGAAGAATTAACACACGGTAATAAGAAAAAGACGGACAGAATAGTAGCAGCCTTACAAGGTAGATTTGAGCATGGTGCTATTACTCTAAACAGGGGGTCTTGGAACTTACAGTTTTTGGACGAGTTATTTCAATTTCCTAACAAACAAGTACACGATGATTTGATAGATGCTCTGGCTTACATAGACCAGTTAGCAAACATATCTTACTTTTATGACTACGAACAAGACTCTTTTGAACCAATAGATAATTACGCAGGATACTAAATATGTACCAAGACGATGACAATGATTTTGCACCTACACTAGAAAGTTGGGTAATTAATAAATGTGAACATTGGCGTGACCACTACGAAACAAACTACTCAGAAACTTTTGATGAATACTATCGCATATGGCGTGGTATTTGGGATAGACAAGATTCTATGCGAGAGTCTGAGCGTTCTAAGATTATATCACCAGCTACACAACAAGCAGTTGAGTCTGCTGTAGCTGAAGTAGAAGAAGCTACATTTGGGCGTGGCAAATTCTTTGATATTAAAGATGACGTACGAGATATACGACCAGAAGATATACAACTTATCCGCAAGCAGTTAGAAGAAGATATGCACTTTACAAAGGCTCGTAGTGCTATTGCTGAGTGTATTCTTAATGCTGCTGTATTTGGCACAGGTATTGGTGAATTAGTAATGGAAGAAACAACAGAGTTTGTTCCTGCTACTCGACAATCCCCTGAAGCTGGTGTAGAGATTATTGGTACGGAAGAAAAAGAAAGATTTGTTGTAAAACTACAGCCAGTAATGCCACAAAACTTTTTGATTGACCCTGTAGCTACTGACGTTGATAGTGCTTTAGGCGTAGCTATTGACCAGATGGTTGCTTATCATCAAGTACAACAAAACATAGATAGTGGAGTGTATCTTGATGTAGAAGTTGGTAAAGATTCTTATGACCCTGACTTATTAGATGCTAGTAAAAATTATCCTATCTACGAGGATGATATGGTACGTCTAACTAAATACTATGGGTTAGTGCCTAAATCTTTATTTAATGAAGCCATGAAGATGTATGGTGAAGGGGCTGTAGAAGAAGAAGAAGGCGAAGAAGTAGTAGAGCTATTTGAAACAGAGCAAGGTGCAGAAAATAGTCAAAGTTATGTTGAGGCTATTGTAGTAATTGCTAATGGTGGGACTATTCTAAAGATAGAAGAAAATCCATACATGATGAAAGACCGCCCTGTTATTGCTTTTGCTTGGGACAGAGTACCTAGCCGTTTTTGGGGTCGTGGAATCTGTGAGAAGGCGTATAACAGCCAAAAAGCATTAGACACGGAGTTACGTGCTCGTATTGATGCTTTGGCTCTTACAGTGCATCCTATGATGGCTGTGGACGGCTCTCGTATGCCTCGTGGTGCTAAACTAGACGTAAGACCTGGAAAAACTATCTTAACTAATGGCGACCCAAGAGAAGTTCTAAATCCATTTAACTTTGGTCAAGTAAGTCAAATTACTTTTGCACAAGCTGGTGAGTTACAAAAGATGGTACAAACCTCTACTGGAGCTGTTGATGCTGCTGGTATTCCCGGTTCTATTAATGGGGAAGCTACAGCCGCAGGTATCTCAATGTCTCTTGGTGCAATTATTAAACGACATAAGCGTACACTAATAAACTTCCAAGAAAATTTCTTAATCCCATTTGTTAAGAAGTCTGCTTGTCGTTACATGCAGTACACTCCTGAGCTATATCCTGCACAAGACTTTAAGTTCGTAGCTTCTAGTTCACTAGGTATTATTGCACGTGAATACGAAGTTACTCAGTTAGTACAGTTGCTACAAACAATGTCTCCTGATTCTCCAATGTACCCAATGCTTATTGAATCTATTGTGGACAACATGGGATTAGCTAATAGAGAAGAAATTATTGCTAACATGCGTCAGGCTGCACAACCTAACCCTGAGCAACAGCAAGCACAACAAGCACAACTTCAATTACAACTACAATCTGCTCAAGCCAGCTTAGAAAATATACAAGCACAAACAGCAGAGATTGTATCTAGAGTACAACAAAATCAAGTAGAGACTCAATTACTACCAGTAGAAGAAGAAACCAGACGCATTGCAGCTCTTGCTAAACAAATGCCTGCTGATGAGTTTGAAAGACTAATTGAAGTAGCTAAATTAGAACTAAAACAAAAAGAAATTGAATCTAGAGAGGACATAGTACAGTTACAAATGCAGAAAAAATAGCTTGACATTTTAGTCAAAATATGCTATAATATTATATATAACACATAACGAGGAGAATGTCAATACCTATGACACCTGAATTACAAAAATATTATGAAGATTATGCTGACTTATTTTTAACTGATGGTTGGAAGACTTTTCAGGAAGATATACAAGCAGCAGCACTAACCATTAACATAATGGCTATGAAAGACGCTAAAGACCTGCACATATCGCAAGGCAAACTTGACGTTTTTCAAAGACTACTCAACTGGCAAAACTCAATCGAGAATGCCTATGAGGAACTTCTCCAAGAGGAGAAAGAGGGTAGCAGTCAATGAAGCGTATCTATGACTTCACCTGCTCCAACAACCACACCACAGAACACTACATAGACTCTGAAACCAGAGAAATACTATGTCCAGTATGTGGTCACACCGCAACGCGGATAATTTCCCCAGTTTCTTTTTCATTAGACAATACCTTTCCGGGTCATTCTATGAAATGGGCGAGAGACCATGAGAAAGCCGCCAAATCTTAAAACATCCACAATACTTTATAAAAGTACGGAGTAATTATTAAAATGACACGAATTGTAGAACCCCTAGAAGATAAGGTATCTATTACGGAAGATGAACAACTCGCTGATGTAACTCAAGTAGGTAATGAGCCTGAACAACAGACTCTTGACTTACAAGAAGAAACACAAGAGCAAAAGTCTGAATTACCTGAGAAGTATCAAAACAAAAGCATCGAAGATATAGTTCGTATGCACCAAGAAGCTGAAAAGGTACTAGGACGACAAAGCTCTGAAGTTGGCGAACTCAGAAAAGTAGTAGACGATTTTATCAAGGCAAAGTCACAAGAAGTAACACAAAGCCCAGCAACACAAGAGTCAGACGAAGATGTAGATTTTTACACTGACCCTAATGTAGCTGTTAATAAAGCTGTTTCTAATAATGATGACATTAAAGAGTTAAAAGAGTTTGCTGAACAAACTAAACAACAGCAAGTTCTTGCACAAATTAATGCCAAATATCCTGACTTACAGCAAATAGTACAAGACCAAGCGTTTGTAGAATGGGTTACTAGTTCTACAATAAGAACTGAATTATTCCAACGCGCAGAGAAAAACTTTGATTTTGCTGCTGCTGATGAATTATTGGGTTCTTGGAAAGAACGACAAGGAGTTGTAGCTAAGACGCAAGAGATGCAGGAAGAAGATAAAAAGAAACAACGTAAAGCAGCCTCAACAGGTAATGTAAAAGGTTCTGGTGAACCAGCAACTCGTAAAATTTATAGACGCGCTGATATTGTCAATTTAATGATTAATGACCCCGAACGATATAAAGCTAATGTTGACGAATTCGACAGAGCTTATAGAGAAGGTAGGGTCAAATAACTTTTTACTTTTTATCTTATAGGAGATATATATAATGGCTGGTTTAGGCAACTCTAATCACGTCACTCCAACTAATGTGGATGCTTTTGTCCCTGAGATTTGGTCTGACGAAATCGCTGCGGCTTACAAGTCTAATCTTGTAATCGCTAATCTAGTAAAGAAAATGAACCATATTGGCAAGAAGGGTGATACAATTCATATCCCTAAGCCTGTACGTGGTTCAGCTACTGCTAAAGCAGAGCATACTCAAGTAAACCTAATCGTAGGTGCTGATACAGACTTCACTGTCTCTATCGACAAGCACTTTGAGTATTCTCGTCTAATTGAAGACATCACTGATGTTCAAGCATTACCATCACTACGTTCTTTCTACACAGAAGACGCTGGTTATGCTCTAGCTCGTCAAATGGATTCTGACTTAGGTGCTTTAGGTAATTCATTAAGTGGTCGCTACTACATGGATAGCTCAACTAACTTGACAGCTTATGCTGCTGACACAGTTACTGCGGCTGACGTATTCACTGACTTAGGCTTCCGTCAAGCTATTCAAGAGCTTGATGATGCTGACGTACCTATGGACAACCGTTTCATGGTTGTACCACCTTCAGTTAAGAAGGACATTCTAGGTATTGACCGTTTCAACTCATCTGACTTCGTTAATGGTCGACCAGTTGAGAATGGTTTGCTTGGTGACATTTACGGCATCAAAATCTATGTATCTACTAACCTACCTGAGATTGAGTCTGCTGCTGAAAACAGTGCAGATGGTCGTATCGTAGGTGGTATCTTGGGTCATCGTGACGCATTTATTTGTGCAGAGCAAATGGGTGTTCGTGTTCAGACTCAATACAAGCAAGAGTACTTAGGTGACTTGATGACTGCTGACACAATCTATGGCGTAGCCGAGCTACGTGATGGTGCAGCAATTCAACTTGCATTTGCTTCTGACGCTACTCCAAGCACAGCAGCACCTTAATACTTTAGTGTATATGGACAGGGGTGGGCAACTGCCCCTTTCCTTTATATAGGATACCAGTATGAGTTTAAAAGAAATAGACCCAGTAGAATATGGAAAGCTACTGAGCAAGGTCGAATCCTTAGAAGAAAAAGTAGATTCTATGGAAGCTGACCTAAAACAATTATTGGCCCTAGCCAACAAGTCAAGAGGTGCTTTTTGGGTAGGTCTAACTGTAGCTAGTTTTGTAGGTGCTTTAGCTACAATCATATTTAGAAGATTCTTAGGATAAGTAGATGGCGATATACAGAGGCGATGGTGGTGCAGGTGACGCAGACAATGACGTTACGGTTACTACGGTAACACAGAAAGCACTAGAGGCTGAGGCTTCAGCTACTGCTGCCGCTGCTTCTGCTAGCTCTGCTTCCGCTTCTGCATCTACAGCAACATCAGAAGCTAGTGATGCATCTACTTCTGCAACAGCCGCAGGTGTATCAGCTACTAATGCTAGTGCATCTGAAAGTGCTGCCAGTGCAAGTGCTACAGCCGCAGCCTCATCAGCTAGTGCAGCGAGCACATCAGCAAGTAATGCAGCGACAAGTGAAACAAATGCTGCTGCTTCTTATGATGACTTTGACGATAGGTACTTAGGCGATAAAGCATCAGACCCAACTGTAGATAATGATGGTGATGCACTTATAACAGGTGCTTTATACTTTAATACAGTATCTAACTCTATGAAAGTATACAACGGTACTGCATGGACAGTATTAACAGGCTCAGGTGGTGCTGAAGTAAACGACTTAACTGCTGCTGTCGTATGGGCAAACGTACCAGATGCAAACATTACGCAAAGTAGTGTAACGCAACATCAAGCAGCTTTATCAATTACTGAGTCACAAGTATCTGACTTGGGTTCTTATATTACAGCAAGTTCTACTGATACATTGACTAATAAGTCAGGTAACATAAGTCAGTGGACAAATGATTCAGCATATTTAACTGGCAACCAAACCATTACATTAAGTGGTGATGCTTCTGGTTCTGGTACTACGTCTATTGCTGTTACAGTAGCAGACGATTCACACAATCATATTATATCTAACGTAGATGGTTTACAAACTGCACTAGATGCTAAAGGTACATTATCTAACGTAGTGGAAGATACTACACCACAGTTAGGTGGTACATTAGATGCTAATGGCAATACTATTGACATGGGTGTTAATGTTATTAGTGACACTAAAGTTGGTCAATGGGACACAGCATATAGTTGGGGCAATCATGCAAGTGCAGGTTATTTAACTTCTTATACAGAAACAGACCCAGTCTATACAGCATCTAGCTGGTACACTACTACTAATAATTCTAGTAACTGGGACACAGCATATGGCTGGGGAGACCACAGTACAGCAGGTTACTTAACTAGTTTTACTGAAACAAACGACCTAACAGCAGCAGTGACATGGGCTAATGTCCCTGACGCTAACATTACACAGTCCAGCGTTACACAACACCAAGCTGCACTA